TACTGGTGTAGCCCATGGCTAAAATTAATTAAGTTAGGAATCTGTTAATTCCAATCACACTTAATCCCGCCTTCTGTTCGCAATGTTATTCATCATTTCGGCAGTAGCAGCACCAGGGTTTTGTCCGGGGTTTGGATTCTCCGGAGTTGGTTTTAAACCTGACCTGTTCTCATACCGACTCTCTACATCTTCCTGTATTTTAGGAATAAGAAAGTCGGCTACGGATTTGAATATATCGCCTGCATGTAACCGGAAATACTCTGCGCGGGCATAAGCCAGTGCGGTATAAGTATTTTCATGCGTAACAGGTGTTAATCCGTCCATAAAATAATTCTCCACATACTGACCTATTTCCTGCTTTGCTGCATCATTTATCGGGACTTCATAAGAAAGTCCGTCAATACCTTTCGCAGCATCCGCATCTATTAACGAAAAATTACCCAAATGGGGCAATCCCGTAACCAGGTCTTTTACGTATGGTTTTATTTGCGCTGAATGCTGTTGAACACGGGCTTCCTGCTGGAGTGCCAACTCCTCGGGTGCTGCCTGTGTCGTCTGCGATACCTGCGCTTTAAACTTGGCCAGTTCTTCCCGGTCCTTATTAGACGCCACCCGTAGGTCTTCGTCCAATATCTCCCGTTCTTCTGGATCAACGTTTGAATAATTTTCACCGATTTTGAACTCTCTCTCAACTTTCATTTTGGCGACACTTGGTTTCACTCCGTCCACCAGCACCATCCTGGCTATTCTGGCTTCGGTCGGGGTTAATTCTTTCAGGTCACCTACTGCATTGATTTGTTGGAAAGATTGTAATTGCTCTTTTGAAGCGCCACCGGCCACAAGATCATTGTATATCCGAACTTCATCATTAGCAAACTTAGGTGCTTTCTCCAGTTTGGAGGTAAGCTCAGTAAGCTGGCTTTTTAAAGTAGGATATTCAGTTAATTGTGGTAAAACAGATTTGAAACCATTCTCGTCTTTTATAAGTCCCCCTGACATCCTGTCCAGGAAATTATTATAATCGGCGTCTGATGGTCCAGTTGGTACCGCTGGTGTATTGGGTTGTGATTGCGTATTTAAAGCAGGCGTTGGCGCTGCTGGTGGGGTACCACCATCGGGTTGGGTTATTGCTGGAGCTGGTGCGCCAGCTGGTTGATTATTACTTTCTGGTGCTGGTGTTCCACCTTCTGGTGTATTATTATCTGCTAATGGGGCGAGTGCAGTTTCAAAGTCAAATGGCATATTGGGGTGATTTTTTTATAAAGATGAATACTATTTTTGAATTATGCAACTTGTTGTTGTGGCGGCTGTCCTTCGTCAAACTGATTACCTGAAGATGTTGATGGCGGTGCGGCCTTCAAATCCTGTAAAATGATCGGCAGAATTTCCTGATTGGCGGTGTCCATAATCTTCTGATACTGGTCTGTTGGAGGCGTTGCATCCGGTTTTTCGTGTGCCTTCAATATCTGGTTAGAAGCTGCTGTCTTGCGTTTATCAGCACCCACCACAATGGCCGTCTTGCGATCTTCAACACCTTGTATTCTTGCGGTATCCTGTTTGTTAAGTTCAGCCTGGGCTGCACTGTTTTGCTGATCAAGTGCATTTTGTTGCTGATTTGCTGCCGCTGTTGCTTCAGCTTTGGCAATTTTCTTGGCTTCGATTTTAGCCATAACGTACATAGCTTCCTTTGGATTACCTGAAAGTACTTTCTCTTTAAGCATCAGGTATTCTGAAATAGTAATACCTAACTGGAAGTTTGTCTGTATGCCCTGATTCTTCAATGCCACAATATCGTCCATAATGGCTTTAAGTTCCATATCTGTCGGACCCATGGTGACTTTTATATTAAAATCGGCATTGGTGAAATCTTTCCCCAATTTGAGAACCTGCATATTTCTTTGTCCTAACGGGCTGTAACCGATTTTAATATCGGCTTGCTTGGCTATCATCTGCCATTTATTCACCGTGTCATCAAATATAGTTTCAAACCAGTATTGGAAGCAGTTGAATGTCGGGTATAGTGCAGCATTGGAGGACTGCATCGAAAGTTCTGTTTTCCTGGCGCCATTGTAAGGGTTTGGCGTAGAGCCATCAACTCCTTGCGGTATGCCCAGCACTTCACGCATGTTGTTGATAGCGTTTAGTATCTGACCTGCAAATACATTGATATCCTCCTGAACACCCATAGGCAGGAAATCAACCAATTTTTGATTGGTAAATATCGGCCTCCCAAAGTCGTCTACCGCATTAACGAATAAATAACCCAATTCTTTAAAAGTGGTAATACCATCCTCCGGTTCCACTTTCGCATTGTTCAAAAATACATTGTCAAGTAAACCCTGCTGAATGATCATCCGGGGTGCTGGGATAACGTTAGACAGGCAGTTGCGCAATTGCACGTTGTTTACGTCAATATCATCCTGCAGAGCTATGCAACGTTCAGCAAGAGATATATTACCGGTCTTGGAGAACACGCAGTCAAGTTTTGGCGTTTTATCGCCATCCTCACCATAGTAGGGAACATCTTGTGCCGGGCCATAACTCAAAAACATATCGGTGCCTATAATCCAAGACGAGGTATATTTTACTATCGACTTTTTAGTGATCATCTTATCACCTTTACGCTTACGGTCGTCCGATATTTTATAATCGTAGTTCACATTCTTGAAAAGTGACCTGCCGTCAGTTTTGATATAGTTTTCTTTGTTTTCGCTCAACCATTGTGAATCAAGTACTAAAACCTTGCAGCGATTAATTGGATCGCGGTTCATGGTATCTCCAGTTCCTATACCAGATGCACCGCCAAAGAAACCAGAACCGCCCAATAAACCCCCGTACCATGGGTTAAGGTAAGAATAACATTTAGCCAGGTATTTTATTTCCGCATCAGAAAGATGTGGATTTTCTTTTTTTATCTGTCCGATCGTCATCGTACGAATAACACCAAACCGGCTAAGATCATCGAAGTTATTGAAGTTTGAGTAGGGCAATATGATCGGGCACATCCCCAGTTCAGGATTCCAGAAATCGTATTTTATAATTTTTACAGCTTTGGAAACCGGGTCTATCCTTGTAGCACCACCACATATACCGTAAATGATCAGGTCATCAAAAAGACTATCCTGAACAACTTTGTAGTTACTGATAAGTTTTGTCTTGTTGCAGGCAGCCAGACATGCTATTTCGCGCTGGAATGAATAAGCGCCTGCCTGGAAGTAAAGATCAACATCGGCATCGTTTACTAATCCTAAAGCTTTTGGGTCGAGTGGTGTATCCGGCTTAAATTTGGTTATGCGCATTATTTCACCGGCATCTTCAGACACCAGGTATTTAAGCATGGATTTGTCAGCTTCCTTTGCCTGGATAGAATCGTCGTCAATGCAAGTAGCATCTATATCATAATCCTGTCGCATGTTCTTTTCGCGGATCACGTCGAACATCTTAGGAAGTATCGGCAGGCTGGCCCAGGATATATTTCTTTTGGTGATGTACCGGCCGTTCTTCTTTTTATGCTCACCAATAACGAGCCCCTTTATCTTATCGGTGGACTGTGTACCTGTGGCATATTGATAAAGTTCCTGAAATGTCCGGGTGCCTTCTTTGAATGTATATGGGAGATAACAGCCATTATTAACGAACTGGCTCATAAGCGCGTTGTTAAACGCCATGTAATAATCTTTATCATTTTTTAACTTTGGGTCTATTTGGTCGCTTGGGAACGATGTTTTGTCCTGCTGGCCAACATAATCAGTGATCCTTTGAAAAATTTTAGACATCGATTATTTTTTTATTTCCAAATATATAGAAATATTACAATTAAAAGTTATACCAAATATTCCCGGTAGTAAACAGAACTTTTTTGAGTTTCTGTCTTAGGTTTATAAAAATTGGGTATTTTACAATGGTACTCCGTCCATCCCATGGCCACGCCTAAGTCTTTTGTAGTGGCGTTTGCCCAGTTCATCGTCAGTAATTGCTCCAGTCCGATCGGTATATCAATAGTATTTGCCCATTTTGTAGAAAGTGTCATTAGGTAGCCAAAATATTCGTCCTTGCTCTTATCTGTGGCGGTTACGCCGTCCTTTTCACTTTGTCCCCTGGCATTTTCAGAAATGTTAGGTACGTCAACAATATAAAGATCATGCTTCTGGTCGCGGGTATATTTTAATAAACCGCTGGCTTTGTTCTTTTCTGGCAGGTATTGGCAACCGTAATAAACGCAGGTCAAAATACAGTCCTCATAAAAATGTTCCGGATCAGGATGGCGGAATAGGTACATGCAACAATAACGGTTGGTAATGAAGTGCTGGCCTCCATCCACCGGATCACCGGCCATTATCCCCCTGGCCTCATCGGTGAATTGGTAATACCTGCCCTCTATGCCATCATATTTTTCATCAAGGACGCGTTTAACTGCTATGCCACCCATTGAAACATCGTCGCTTAATACTGATTTTTGTTCATACGGGTCAATACCACATTTGAAAATATGCACATTGGCTGGCTTGGGCATATTAACCCCCTGTACTTTGTTATTGGCTGGCACCCCATAATGATCCGGATGATAAGCGATGTACCAGCGACCTTTTGAATTGGGTTCCCAAACTACTATACCGGACTTTTTGTTATCATCCTTCCAGCGCAGGTTACCCCTTACCCATGGTTTAACATTAGTGCCTGTTTTTGGATTTTTATACTCCTCAGAGTTTAGGTAATGCAGCCGCATAGCCAACTTGTCTACATCAAACTGGCTGTTATCGTTAGCGGATATAAATACTTCTTCAATGGATAGCGGATTAGCACGCTGATGATCGCGCATGCCGATCATGTCACCATCTTCCAGGTATTCTTTGGTCTTAGCCTCTATCCATTCTTTCTCAGCTTCTTTTTTGGCATGCCCCCACCGGTCAACAGGCGCACGTTCCAGTGCCCCACGGAATATCCGGCGCATCCGGTTCAGGCTTGACATACCGGTTTTAGTAATTTTGGGCTTACATTGCTCCCAAAACTTTTTAGACCACTTTAAAGATTTTCCTCCGGCCATTTCCTCAACTGTAGAAGTGGCTATGATCTTTCCTACCTGTCGGTCAAGAATACGGCTGTTGATCGCTGGCTGAAGTACTTTAATAATTTTCTGCGGGTCAAATTTTATAGCCTTTCCAAACTCATCCAGGTAAGCCCGTCCGTAGGTACCACCGTCAAAGTGCCGCTCGGTGTATGGCCCGAAAAGTATCTCACTTGATAACTCAGGGTATTCGTATTGCAGGTTGGCCTGTACGTTTGTACCGGATTGCTGCTGCTGGGTTTTTATCTTACCGGTGGTAATTGCTTCTGTAGGGTATTTAAATTCCAATCCATCTGCCGGACTGTCTGATCCCCTGTTGATCGGTTTAAAGTACCAGATCATTTCCTTTTGGCCATACACCAGGCGATCATAGGTTTTCTCTACGTGATCGTCACCTAAAGCTGACTGCATACAGCACTTTTGCCCGGACACGCGTGTAGCATATTCCCAGATCATAAAGATTACGAACTCAGTATCGCCGATTTGTCTGCACTTAAAATCTGCAAGACCGTCCCAGTTTGGATCTCTTACGGTGTCGATCCATACCCACCATAGTTCAAGTGCTGTGTAGATAAAACGAATGTCCTGCAGGGAGATAAGTTTCCAGTGGTTTAAGAATAAATAGAAACCGCCAGGCAGCCATACCTTTTCCCCTTTGATAAAAATCCAGTAACCGTTAAAGCGAAGTTTATATTCCTTGTCAACAAAATAATCGATCTGATCCTCTGTCCATGGTTCAGCATGGTTACCGCCTGGGTTTTTTATTTGTGGAGGAATATAGGTTTTTCTGAAAATCTGGTCTTCAATTGGCAGGCCGTAGTTTACACATTCCTCATCTGGCGGTTCTTCCGGTAAAGTGATCGTTTGATCGTAGATAACACGGGTCTTAGAGCGCTCTCCCCAGGTAGGCTCATGGATTTTAATTGAGAAAACATCAATAGTCTGATTACGTTCGTCAATAGCTACCATGTTACAATATTGAGCCCTTTATGGCATATTTCTCCGGATAGTTCTTAATTTTTATCTGCTCTATAGCTACCGGCTTTACCATCTTGCTGTCTTTAAAGATGAGGGGCTCAATCTTTTTTAGGTCTTCTCCTATCAGGCGTATCTGGTTGCGAATTTTTATCCGCCAATCTGCATATTTTGCCGCGTCCTCCAGTTCTGTCTTCTGGCGCATGGATTCCATAAGCAGCATATCATAGGTTTGCTTGCTTATCGCCCAATCATTGAAGTCAATTGAATACTGCATCTGAAGGTAAGCGGCCCAGCATTGTGCCAGGCCCTCATGCTGGTAGTTCAATACTTTGGTGAAAAATTCTTTGCCAATTTTATTCTCCATGCCGATCTCTAAAAACTCAAATATAGTTTTTATCATCATTTCATGGTCATTGCGAAGTTTTAAAAATGGGCTATCTGCATCTGCGGTGCAAATTGCTATGCGAATAATGTTTTCGTCCTGCTGCTGGTTGAACTCTTTGAATGCCGCAAGTTCCGGGAAGAAATTAACCAACTTTTTACCTTTTGGGCAAAGTAAGAAATTCACTAAAAGCTTTGAACAGTCAAAATTTACCTGCATGGCGTAAAGCTATAAATTTTTAAAGAAGTTTATCTTTCCATTGACATACCATATCAAAATATCTTTTCGGTGGATTCTGTACAGGATATACTGCTTAAAAACGATATGGTGATGCTCAACCTCCAGCCGTTTCTGCATCCTGGCGTCATAAGCTATTTTCTGGCCAGTCCTTCCGATAACCATATCATCGACCGGCGCTTTATCAAAATCTATGTAATCCCTCACCTGCGACCCGCACAAAATAACGTTAGCAAACTGAATGTCGTTAAACTTTACATATTTTTCATCTTCCTTTACCGGCCTGAACAAATCCATTTCGGTGCGTACACCCCTAACACCCTGCAATGTTTTCTCCAAAGCATACTCCAATGGCTTGATAAGCAAATAACCATTCAGCATCCGTACATTATTTGGCTGTATGCTTTCACGGTTTGTGCCATAAGGAAAGGTCAGGATGAGCAGGTCATACGGCACCAGCATCATTTCTCCCTCAGTAGTGTCCAGTATGCGCCCTTCCTTCATAGCCGACAATCTGGTGGTATATTCATAGTAAACTATATCCCCGGGCCTAAGCTCCATATTTACATCATAGGCCATGGACTGTGAACGGATGATAGGTAACTCCAGGTCGGGCTCCGATTCAATGTTGGATAATGCGCGGCGGCGCTTCTTTACCTCGTAGCCATTATAAACCAAGCGTTGTGGCACTTTATACACGGTTCCGGTAACACTGATATGGCTGGCCTGGTTAACGCCCCATGGCGCCACGTGTATGCCTGTTTCCCGGCCTTTCACCTGAAAGGTATCAAAGTTCATATCGGGCTTGATAAGTACCCAGTTGTGTGGGATTATTATTTTGTCTACGTCTATTTCCATAAAAATGTATCGTCAAGTCTTTTAAATTTCATCATATCATCACTAAATTCAAATTGTTCGTGGCTGTCGATCAGTTCTTTTATCTCAACCGTCATATCGTAGCCAACTTTGTTAACCACGCTGAACCACTGATTTAGCGGCACCAGCTTTAGTTTTTTATAATTTTCTTCCATGGGTTAAAAAGGTGCTTCTTCTGATTCCCTTATTTCAAACTCACTTTCTTTTACAGATTGTGTAAAATCAATCTTAACCTGTTTTTTGCCCTCTTTTGAGCCGTGAAAATCAAGTATAGGATTAAAACCACGAACATTTACATTTCTTCCCTCTGCTGTTTCAAATCCGGTTAGTGCGTTAACCATCCTCAAATAAACCGGAGAATAAAACCAGGTAACTCGGCCTCCGGTTTCTGTTTCCTTAACTTTTCTAACGTGGATCTCCGTGAACATAAACGCATGTTCATTTTGGGTAACCCGGTGAATTGTTAAGAACTCATCAGCTTTGTTAGCAAACATAACCCCTCCCTCGGTGTCCTCCTTTTGCGGCGGTTTCGTATAACCATCTTTATCCTTGTTCCTGGCGCCTACAGTTCCAACATGGCAATTCAAGTAAATTGAAATATTGTTTTGCTTGCAGTAAAGCTGAATAACGCTGGCCGCCTCGTAATGATAATCATACCCGCTTTGCTTTGATTTTATTGGAATATCAACCTTTAGGGAATTATAGGGGTCAATCATTAACCCTTTGTACTTACGTTTTTTAAACGCTTTTGTGGTCATATTCAAAATATCCTGGTAGTTAAACATTTTATCATTACACTTGATAATATCAAAATGGCTTTTTACAAATTCCTTTGCAATCATGTATTTTTCGTCACTCATAACATCAATCGATTCACACCAGTAAAACTCTATTAGTTTTCTGATTACTCCACCAACACGGTTTTCAGAACTGAAAATCAACCATTTCCACCCGTGGAAAATACTTGAAAGAATTGTAAGATACCAAACTACAGAACTTTTTCCAACATTGTCTATCCCGTTAATAATTACCAAATTACCCTCTTTGAATAAAAAATGCTTGTCAAGGGTAGGAATACCAGTTGATTTTCCCATTTCAAACGTTCCGGTCCGCCAGGTGGTAAGATAATCATCGTAATCTTCTTCAGTAGCCAAAAATGACAGATCATCATCTGTAAGATCAATCTTGCTTGGAACAAGCACGTTATTTTCGCGCAATTCTTCATTACGATCACCATAGCCAGCATCATAAAGCATTTTTGGAACAGAGTGCCAGTCTGACTTACATTTTAAAACACCATATACCGCATACGGCTGGTAAGGTGTTTGCGCTTCAAACTCTGTTGAAGTACTAAAAACACTAAACCACTTTTTTTCCTCGTCGTAATTACCGGATGATGCTGCTTTGGTGTCCCCAGGACGGCGCAATAAAATTTTTGAGCCCTTTTTACCTACTACTGTCCATCCATACTCAACCAAAAGGGAAACCACATCACCGCGCTCATTATAATCCTCAGTCGGCTTTAAACCTTTGGTTTGTTTCTTTTGTTCAGTAACAGGTGGCTTAAATTCTTTTACAACCTCATTGAAACTGAAAGCCACGCTCATCAATGCCTCACGTTCATAAACTGTTATCGTTGGAATAGCATCAAATGTTCCGTTAACCAGTTTATAACCCGGCGTAGGATAGCAGGCTATGTAACCCTTTTCTCCCCGTGTTTCAAATAAAACTTTTATTTTATCACCTGCCTTTATCTCTGGTTCAGTGGCATATCGCTGGGCCAGTTTTTTATTACCCTCAATAACTTCACACCTGAAAATAAGATGATAACCACCGCTAATTGTTTTTTGAACAACCAAGCGTTTTAACAGGCCGGGACAAACTTTATTTACAGTCAACTGGTAATCTGTAAATAATTTACCGGTAAGGTCATATTTTAAATCAATGTCAATCGCTTCAATATTTCCACTTATGGCACCGCAAACAAGTCCTACACCCCAACAATTACTCAAATCATGTTTAACTGTGGATTGCTCCCACTGCTTGACTATCGGTATTTTTTTCTCATTGATCGGAATAACCTGTATTCCCTCAATATTTTGCAACTCTGTATAGCTGATCATTTTTGATAGGCTGGGGCTACTTTCCGACATTGTGATTCAATATAATTTTCAGTTTCTGGTGATTGAATATAATTTCCTACCTGATTTAAAATCCAAAATATATTTGGTATTCCAACCTTACAATCCCATTCTATTTTTCCAACCTTAACAAGATTTATAGCTTTTAAAAGAGTATTTGGGTCCAAATCTGGTTTAAGTTCATTTATTGACCTGGCCCACGATTCAATCTGAATATCAGATAATTGATAAGTCAAAATTTGGTTTACGTGCCAAACAACTTTAGCAATTTCTATTTCTTTAGGTTGTAGGGGCGTACTTAGACTGTGATTGCTTATTGTTAATTGATTTTCCATTTTTAACATTTTTTATTTGTTCAATAATTTCATTAAAACCCGAATTAATTTTTGAAAGGTCTTTGTCTTTATACCATTCTGGCAAGTTTAAACACATATACTTGAAAGCATCGGATATGGTCTGATCAGTAGGTATCTTATTTTGTTGAACCAACAGTTTTTTAAATTTTTCACCAATAGATTTTATTTCTTTACCGTTTTGCGCTGTGAAAGTCCAGCCAGGGTGTAATTCCTTTAACCAAGTGGCACATAATAACTGATGTAAACTCAATGGTTTTTTAGTAGACTCGTCAGAGTCTACAACTATACTCTTTACTTTTCTTTTATTTACTTTACTTTTCTTTACTTTACTTTGTGGTATTTCTGCGGCAGAAACTCCATCACTCGTGGTACTTTCTGGTGTTTTTGGCAAATCTGGTGGCTCAAATTTTCCATCAATTCTCCGTTGCCTGGTCTTGCTTTTATTCCTTTCCCGCTTTCTTTTGTCAAAAACAGGTGAAAGACGTTCGTTTAAACTATCTGAATAAACAAATCCATCGGCGTTTACGAATAGTAATTCGATGTTTACAGCGAAATCAACCATGTTTTTTATTTCTGCCGCAGAAACGTCACCAACTTCTGAAGCAAGTATTTCAAACTCTAAATCCGCATATTCAAACTCTGTACCATCCATACCGGTAAGGTATTCCAGCACAATGCTCCAGAAAGCATATCCCAGCTGTTTTCCAAATTTATTGCGTAATATCTTTACCTTTCGGTGATTACGCATATCGTTGTCATGCGAGAAATATTCTGCATTATTCTGTTGAGGACGCGGCATATTGAATTATTTGTAAAACTTTTGAAACAAAAAAACCATTAAGCTAATTGTAAAGCCTGTTTGACTATGGTATTTACTTTGTTTCTTACATCCTCTGGCATATTTGCCTTGCCGTTTAGCATCATAGAAAAGTGATTAGGTTTAACACCTACTTTTCCAGCTATGAACCCCTTTTGAAGTCCAGAGCGTTTAATATCATTTAGTAATTGTTCCATGCCGTAAATGTATTGAATAAAAATTCAATAAACCAAATTTAATTTGAAAAATTTTAGGCAAAATAAAACCAGGTTAACTTCCGGGCACCCCTGCCCATCCACCACCTGGCTTTAAGAGGTTTTACATTAAACTTGCTATGGCCCGAATGGGCTTACACTTGTTTGTAGTAAAGCAAAGGTATAAATTATTCCTGGTCTACAAGGGCCATCTGTTTTTTACTCCCCTTTTTTTTGTCAGATATCACCTTATCCAACGGATCACCGGCCAACTCATCGTCCAGTTCATCCTTGGGATTGGCTTTCTCCGGTATGGCCATTGTTGTCTGTACACCAGCGCCATGCTTTTTCCTCAGGTGGTATTGCTCTGCCTCGTGGAGCAAAGTGTCCACCTGCACGTCCAGAATGCTTAACAATGGGTAGTTATAGCCCTCAATGGACTTTACCAGTGCAATGGACGGTGTTTTAAGCTTTATAACCTCACCAAAGGTCGTGGTCTTGGTACCTACCAGCTGTACGCCGTCATTGGTGTTCTTTCCCTGGATGATGATGCCGGTTAGTTCCAGGCCACCAAATCGGTCCTGCTCCTCGTCCATATCAGAAAAGTAATCGTTAAAATGAAGCGTCTGCAGGAAGTTTCCGTTGTAGTCGCAAGGTTTCTGCAACTCACAGGCAATAAGCAGGTGGGGTTTCATCTTGTCCATGGCGAGTTCAAAGTCGGCATGGCGGGGGAGATCCATCTGCTTGCCCGGCGTTTTCTCATTTGATACCTGGTTCGCATCACGAAGCTGGTAACTTTCCACAAAGCCGATGAACGTCGCGTCCTTTGTGAAGTGAACTGATTTGATTTTTTGTGACATAATTGATTTGTTTTTAGAATGTAAATTTAAAATAAAGTTTTTGAAATGATATTCTTGCGCTGATTATTATCCATCTTGGTTTTTTCAGAATGGCATTTATGACATATAAACCGATAGTTACCAAGCCATCCACCCCCACCTCCGTTTTTTACTGCCAATATATGATCAACCTGTATACCACTTGAACCACTTTTACCAACAGAATAATTTTCACAGCCACACCTGCAGCACTTAATATCAGTGTAATATGACATTAAACTAAATATATAGGAAGTATCTCCCCTGAGAATATAAAATACCCCAAGTGCAAAGCTGGTGCATTTTTTTGATGCCCATCTGGTTTGCCTTCCAGTTAGCTTAACCTCACAACCGCAACAACATACTCCGGGGGTTATTGTGGGGAACAACTTCTCCATTGGTATTGATTGGTGCCGGCTGAATTTTTTTATTGTAATTCTTGAATATACATCAGAGGGATCAAATAATATTATCCGTTTAATATGTTCTGGTGTTTTTTCAGGAAGTAATGGGGATATATTTTTATAAATCATTTTAATAATTAATTTCAGTCTGTTCTCCCGGCAACGGAATAGTGATATTAAGAAATTCTTCAGCCCACCGGTGTATCGCGTCAATGAACTCCATAAAATCGGTTGTAGTCAGGTCTGTAGTTGACCTGGTGAGCGAAATAAACTCACCATTATCATTTGCCACCTCATTAACCAGGAACTTTGCCTTAAGCATTTCGTGTATATTCTCAGCAGAAAGCAAATGCCGGTCGAAACCCATATCTACCAGGCCGTCACGTACGCAGTTGATCACTACGCCATGGTAATAGTTGTTCTGCTTGTTGCTGCGCGACTTACGGTACTTCTTGAGCGACAAGATCACCCTGGAGCCCTCAAACCCATTAAGGTCCGCATCAAATTCCTTTCTATTGATGATGTGAAGCTTCCCGTCTTTAACACTGCCTACGTACCTTAATTCGTCGCTCATTATAAATAAAAAAATTAGTGTTACTAACTCTTACTGAAAAATACCAATGTCCAGATAATTTTTTATATAATTTATATGCAATAACCGGTGAGTTTATATATCTCTTTAATTCAAAATCACAACAACATTTTTTAAAATCTTCTTCATTAACTTTTAAGATTAGATTAATATTAGGTATATCAACCATTTCAGCTATATATTGTAAATTTTTAATAGAATAATCACCCATTTAATTAAAGTTTAAATAATCGTCATTGTCATCTTCATCAGTTTTTTTCAACTATCATAATCGTAATTAGAGAGTCTGAATTACCTTTCCTGAATAATAAAGCAACACTATACCACGCATCTGTTAAAACTTCTTCAACTTGTTTATTTTTCATTTGAAAACTATTTTACTTTCTCCTTAAATAATAAATTATGCTTGTACTTCATTATCCTGGAACCCTTGAAAAAGAAATGAGGGTTTATCCAGTAAACATCTTTTAACTTATGATGCGGCGCTATATATAAATTACCACATAGCCCATCTACAGCAGCCTTATACGTGTTTAATGACTTAATATTCATATCTTTCATATAAATATCCCTATCTATCCAGATATAATCCGTTGCACTCGGCAAAGCATGAATCAAAAATAAATACAATTCCTTACTCCTGATCGGTAAACTTGCCATCTGCTTCTTTGCCGCCTCTACCATAAATACCTTGGTATAAACCGTTGCCTCCAAATCAGTTTCTATAATATCCGGGTCGCCATACTTATTTATTACCTCCGTACGCTTTTTTGTGATAGCTATACTTAACCCACTTATAAATATATTTATCCCAACATTTATTTTATCAAAGTCCGGTTTTTTTCTCTCTCTTGCCATAAAACAAATGTATTAATGTATTTTCATATTATCAATACATTGATTAAATATTTATCTTAGTCCATTGACAGTTTACCTATAAATACTATACCTCAAAAACACCACTTTTTGTCATTCTATTGATTTTAACTTTTACCTATAATTTACCTATAAAAAACACCCGATAAGAAACACGCATATAGTAAACATATTTCTTATTAAATTTTTTATCGTAATTTTAACTTTTCTATTTTCATGGGTTGCCAGCTACGTCGTAGAGTTGAACCCCCCAAAAAGGCACCGGTAACTTTCGATTTTTAAAACGCGTTTTGGTAGACCGGGTGGCATTGCTTTGAAAAGGATTATTTTGTGGTCCTGGCATCTTATGATCTTTGACGATAAACTGATTTTTGATGAACTAAATGGTAAAATACCCTTTGAACTGGTTTATGATCCTTGCATGGGGTATATTTTGATGGTTCAACCTCCTGACATTTGATTATTTGAAAGTAAGTCGTACATTTGATCGTACAACGTCAGCATTTATGCTTGACTAAGGACAACAAAAACAGTAAAACAGCATTTATCACCAGACGCATTTTAAAGCGATTTAAGCAACTTTAATATTTCTATGACAAGTAACTCATTTGACCCCTCGATCGTTAAACGTACCCCACAGAGAGTTTGTAGGACGGTTAAACCTCAACAAAACAAGTCAGCGATACTTAACTATTGTAGAAGTGTGATAGAAACGAAGAAGTTTATCTTATCAAAGAAAATGGAAGAACCGAGTTTCACATTATTGATGATGATAGTTGAGAAATGGTTAACGACTGGAAAAGGATCAACAGTTACAGAACTTACAAAACGGTTAAACCCAAAATCCAGGGGGAGTGAAATGCACAATACGCGATTAAAGTTTACCTTGTTGCATAGTAGAGGGATGATAGAAATAATAGGTAAAGGATTTTCTGCTTGCAATATCTATGCACCCACAGCAAGCACACTTGTTGAATTAAACTCCATGCAGTGTGAAACAAAACTCAAAGTTTCAGCGTAAAAGTGAGTGAAATAAAAAAAGATTAAAAATATTAGGCAATACCAATATTTATTTTGTAGTTTTGATTATTCTTTTAGCACACCCCATTTTTTAAGGCTAAGAGGATATAATTAAAGAGGTATTTACAATTTAAACTTGCAAAAATATGAAAACTATTCCAGAAATTAAGAAAGAGCAGGACGACAAGATGTCTGAACTGTTTAAAGCATGCGGAGTGTTCTTCGCTTTCTCCAACAAACAGTTTGAGGAGAACAAAACTCCTTTAGCTGATGGCGACAAATATATGTCTATTGGTGGAGGTGGGTATTGCCCAAAATCACAGCGTTTTTCCCTTACAGATGGCTTTGACGAAGTGGACAAATGGTACAAAGCTGAAATTAAGTCAAATAAGGCGCGTAAAGCGCATATCCTTTATGAGCTTGCTAACCATGAGGCTTGGTACACTGGGGACATTGGCGCCACGTTAGAGTGCTTAGGTGAAGATTATACAGAAGCCGAAGTATATGCTGTGTTTAGAAACAGAAAGGCTATTATTCAGGAATAAAGAAACTGCCCAGCGGTTATTGCAAGTGGTCGCTTGCAGTCTGCCCAGCCTGACACCTTTCGAGGTTCAGGCTTGTGGTGGTGCAGGGCAATGACGTTCCTGTGTAAACTTGCTAAAAATGGACAGTGAAACTAAATTGATTTTTGAAGAAAAAGGGTGTACATTATCCCTTACGGTAGGTAAATATTGCATAAATATAAACCGCTATATTCGTATTTGGGTAATGGAATCTCCTAAGACAGGGAGCCATTCTATAAATACTTTTAGCAGTCGCCCGGACAAAAGAGTTTTAACCCACTGGCAAGGATTTTTAACAAATCAACCAATTGTAAAATGAGCAATAATGCAGATATACGCCGCATGGATTTTCAGACTAAATCAGGCAAAAAACCTTCTTTCAAATTATCTAATGGTGATACTGTAAAATTCTAAATTCAAGCAAAATGTTAGTTACTGAATTAAAGGCAAAAGTTATAAAAAGAGGGCTGTATTATAACAAATGGCTGCCAGTTATCAAATTTAAAGGCAGCGAAATAATCTTGCAATGGTGGGATAATTCGAGCGGCACCCAACATGTAAACTTCAAGCTTACCGAAATTGAACGAATTGAATCTTAAACAGTAAAATATGAAACATATAATAAAATGCTCTTCCGGAAAAGACAGCGAGGCCTCCATTTGGTGGGCATATCATAATTTACCCTATGAAGATTGGGAGGTTATTTTTGATGATACTGAGTGGGAAAGTGAAGAGGTTTACAAGCATTTAAAATATCTTGAATCCAGAACAGGAAAGACATTTGTTAATTTAAGGGCTACGCGTTTTGAGGGTAAAAACTCTCCTGAAATACTTGCAAAGATTATTGAAATATTCGGGCATAGGAGCATTTTTGCAGAGATGGTTTTAAGTCGCGGTAGGTTTCCATCTACTAAAGGTAGATTTTGCACTGAGGAGCTTAAAATATGGCCTACAATCGATTATATTTTAGATAACCTACATGAAGATGTTGTAATTGTTCAAGGGGTTAGAGCAGAAGAAAGTGAGGCCAGGCGTAATCTTAGTGAAAGAGATGAATATTTTAAATTCTATTTTGAACCGTTTGGGAAATATAAAGATGGCCGGGATCGCTATCATTCTTATCGCAAGCAAGATGTAATTAAACATTGTGATAAATACTCGGTTGATGTTTTGCGCCCCATCTTAAAACTAAACCATCAGCAAGTATTTGATATTATATTTGAGAATGATAGCCCAGGTAATAAACTGTATTATCAAGGCTTTAAACGAGTTGGCTGTTTCCCTTGTATTAATAGCGGCTTAGGGGAGGTTCTACAAATAGCCATTAACTATCCAGAACGGATCCGCCAGATTAGAGAATTGGAAATACTGGCAGACTCAACATTTTTTACAATTGGAGATATCCCGCCAAGATTTTGCAGTATCAAACGAACGGTAGCTGTCTACCGGCAGGATTTGGTTAAACTTTTTGGCAAAAAAGCAAAGAAGGTCGCCGCCACTGGAGCCACAAAATTATTTGAAACAGATGTCAAAAACCCCGAAGAACATCTTTATCAAATTTGGTTTAAAAATGATAAGATACCCGTGTATATTGATGATGATGGCGATGAATATATTTTGCGAAATGTACGTTGCCCTACTATTGATGACGTGGTTAATTACGCACTCAAAAACCCGGACCAAGTTAACCTATTTAATAAAACAGGCGGCTGTGTAAGTGTATATAGCATCTGTGAGGTTAATAGTAAATAAAATTAATAATTAAGCATTAAATTTTAATTAAATGGACACTTATCAAATGATCATCGGGGGGCTTGCGGTAGCCGCAGCGCTCTGTATTTTAGTCTTCGCTATTGTTAACCGTAAATCAATAAGGGAGGAATTGTAATGAGCAAAGCAGAAAGCGCCCTTAATTTTATTAAGGAACAGATCACAAGCAATCACACAGTTTATATCTCCACTCCATTGCGCCATATTAGGGTAACTCCAAAAACATTTAAAACTTGGGCAGACTCAAAACACGAGTTGTTTAAGATTGACAGTCATGGAGATTTACTTATGGCACGTGGCAAAAACTATGATTGCATCGTAACTAAAACAATTTCACTGGTTAAAATCACAGCAACTAATTAAACCAATAATCAATTATGAAAAATCTCATTTCAATTATCTCAATCTTTGTGGTACTTACCGCTCATGCCCAGGAAGTGCGCACTTACAAAAATGTGGAAACAGATCATCTTGACAGTGCCGGCCATTTGAAAAGCAAATCGGTGAAGTACATGGCGGGCACTGTTTACATTAGCCCCACGTTGATCAAGATTGACGAGGGCAAGCCAAAGCAGGAGTTTTACAGCGTAGTGCAGCATATCAGCACCGATAAGGCCGACGAGGGGTACACCACGCAGTCATATAGGGTGCTGGCGCCAGGCAAGCGCTACTTTAAGGTGTACGAGGTCGTTTATCTCATCAATCCCAAAGGACGCATCACCGATGTGTGCGTAAAGAAGACCAGCAAGACCCATATATCCTATTCACTTCAATAATCCAATTAAAATGAAAAAATTTGATGCTTTAAAAAAGGAGTTCATAGAACTACTACGCGATAAAAGCCCTTGCTCGGGGGAATATAAAAGAGTGCTTAACTCTACTAATCAAGAAGAATTATTATCTGTAATTTTTGACAATTTATCATGGTGCATTGATAGTAAAGTATTTGGCCAATCATTTTTGGATAAATTTAACGCAAAAGTATTAGTTGCTTCTGGTCTTGCGCAAGGAGGAAAAGACAATATCGGTATAACTAATTCAGGCGACAGTAATTCAGGCTACAGTAATTCAGGCGACAGTAATTCAGGCGACAG